GACTCTGCAACTTAATAATGGATCTGGAACTACTAAGATTGAGTTTCAATCTACAAGTGGTAATGGTTCTCTTGCAGGTATCTTAGATGTAACTGGTAACTTTAACGTTAACTCTAACAAGTTTAACGTTGTTGCTGCCTCAGGTAATACTTCTATCGCTGGTACTCTTGCAGTAACACAAGGTACTACGATGAGTGCTGGTCTTGATCTGAACAGCACACTGAATGTATCAAACACTGTATACTTTGAAGATACTAACGAACCTACATGGGCAAAGAATGGTTCTACAGGTCTTTGGGAAATTCAATCCAATGACTACGGTGCATTCCGATTTGATGGTGGTGGTTACGTTGCTGGTGACTTCATGTTTGATAGTGACGTTGTTATCAACGGTACTATCCTTCAGAGAGATGATGCTACTGAGACATTTAACGAACAGAACTACCTAAGAGTTCGTCGTAAACTATTTGTTGGTAATATTCAAGCACTGACTCCTAGTTACGCTTCTCATAGTAATACAAACTTGAGAGTTTATGGTGGTGCTGGTATTCAAACTGATCTCCATATTGGTGACGATCTTTACGTTGGTAAATTAAACAGTGGTGATAGTGTTAAGTTCCAAGTTCTAGGTGAGAGTGGTAATACAACTATTCAGGGTACATTACTTGTTGAAAATAATACAAACTTCAATGGTACTCTTGATGTTGACGCAGACTTTGCTGTTAGAAACGGAACTACTGACAAGTTCTTTGTTGACAATGTAACTGGTAACACAGATATTCAAGGTACTCTGGATGTTAACGGTGCAACTGAAATCACTAACACCTTAGATGTTAGCAATGCTGTTACCTTTGACCAGACACTTACAGTACAAGGTAATTCCGAATTCAACGGAACTGTAGATATTGATAATAACTTTGCAGTTAGATCAGGTACAACTGATAAGTTTACTATTGAGAATGGTTCTGGTAACGTTGCAACTGATGGTACGTTAGTTGTTCAAGGTCAGACAACTATCAATGATTCTCTGATTGTACAAGCATCTAATGAATTCTTTAAGGTTCAGAATGGTAGTTCTGCAGATAGATTTACTATTGATACTGATAATGGTAACACCTCTGTTATTGGTACTCTTACAGTTTCCCAAGCAACTGACCTTAATAATACTCTTAACGTTGCTGGTATTACAACGTTTGAAAATAATACTGATCAAAATATTACCAACGTATCTTATAGTGCCGATGGTGCTGTAAGAATTGACGGTGGTGTAGGTATTGATAAGAAACTTGCTGTAGGCGGTGCTACAAGATTCTATGGAACTGCTGAGTTTAGTTCTGATCTTGACATTAATGCTGCAGCAGATATTTCTGGCAACCTTACTATTAGTAATGGAAACCAAGTTACTAGTTTTGCTGACACTACAGTTGCTCTTAAAGTTACTGGTGGTGCGAGAATTAACAAAAACTTGATGACTGGTGGAGACTTCACCGTTTATGATAATTCTGGTGGTCTTAATAGTTTCCTTGTAGAAGTTGCTACTGGTGATGCTACCTTGAGAAATGACTTGGTAGTCGGTGGTAACTTAACTGTTAATGGTACAACTACAACCGTTAATAGCACTACGGTCACACTGGATGATCCTATCATGACACTGGGTGGAGATACCGCTCCAGTATCTGATGATAACAAAGACCGTGGTATTGAATTTAGATATTACGATACTCAAGCAAGACTTGGATTCATTGGTTTTGATAACAACCTAGAGAAGTTTAGATTCCTTGTCAATGCCACAAACTCTAGTGAAGTATTCTCTGGTACTGATGGTTCTTTACAAGCAGGTACATTAAACCTTACTGGTTCTGGTACTGCACTTGACGTTGATAATAATGCAAACATTGACGGAACTCTAACCGTTGACGGTGTAATTACATCTACTAAGACATCTGGTGCTCCTTTCGTAGTTAACTCTACTTCTAAGGTCACTAATCTTAACGCAGATCTCTTAGATGGAATGACAACTGCTGCTACTAATACAGTATCTACAGTTGTTGCTCGTGATTCCTCTGGTAACTTTGCTGCTGGAACTATCACTGCTGCTCTGGTTGGTAACTCTTCTACCGCAACTGCTCTTGAAACTGCAAGAAACATTGCAGTTGCTGGCGTTGTTTCTGGTACTGTATCGTTTGATGGTACTTCAGACGTATCTATCACAACTTCATTTGTTGACGCTGATGTGGCTGCTTTAGCAGCTATGTCTGGTACTGGTATGGTTACCAGAACTGCAGGAAATACTTACGCGCAGCGTACACTTTCTAAGTCTGGTGCTGGTATTACAATCACTAATGGTGATGGTGTTTCTGGCAATCCTACTATCAATATTCAGTCTGCATCTACTAATAGTGCATCTAATCTCGTTCTTCGTGATGCGTCTGGTAACTTCTCAGCAGGCACTGTTACTGCAAACTTGACTGGTAACGTTACTGGTAATGTGACTGGTACAGTTTCTGATATTAGTAACCACGATACTGATGATCTTACCGAAGGATCTACTAATCTCTACTATACAAATGCTCGTGCTGACGCTAGAGTTAATTTACAGACTGGTGCAAACCTCAGTCTTGCTAATAAGACTACGACTGATCTTGCTGAGGGAACTAATCAATATTATACAGAAGCAAGAGTACAAGCAAAACTTGATAATGCATACGAGCAACTTAGAGCAATGCTTACCAACCTTGCAACTTCTACCACATTAACGTTGAATCTCTCTGGAGACCCAACACCTGGTGCTGTTGTTGCAATCGGTGCTATTCAAAACAACGGTATTGGTGGATTTAGTAACTCTACTGGTCTTGCTACTAGTGGGGGTAGCGGAACTAGTTTGACTGTGGATCTTACAACATCCGCTGGTGCGATTACTGGAATTGCCATTAATACACCTGGTACAAATTACACAACCTCTGATACCATCACTATCACTAACCCGAATGCTGGTGGTGTGAATGCATTCAACTTTGGATCTCTTTCTGCTGGTACTAACTATGTTTCCACTAACAATGTGTTAACCACTGGTGGTAGCGGAACTGGATTGAGAGTTAACTTTACTGCTGGTTCTGGTAACGTTACTAACGTGACTGTGGCGTCGGCAGGATCTGGATATGTAAATGGTGAGACAGTCACCATCCCGAACAATGGTGCTGCCAGTGCATCTATCACTGCTGCTGGTACTGGTTATAGCGTTGACAGTCTCGTATCTACCTCAGGTGGAACTGGATCTGGTTTGACAATCTCTATTGACACTGTGGATGAAACTGGTGCTATTACAGGACTCTCTATTGTAAGCGGTGGTCATGGATATACTGCCAGTGATGTTATTACTGTCTCTGGTGGTAATGGTGATGCAACATTTACTATTGGTAGTGTCCATGCTGGTAATGCAACCATTGACATCTCTCAGGTGTTTACTAATGCAACATTCGCACTTAGTGACGTTACTGAGATGGAAGTTGGTGCAACTGTCACTGGTGCTACATCTGGTACTACAGCAAGAATCAGTGCTCTCGGTGCTACTGCAATTACTGTTGATAATGTTGACGGATTCTTCAAGAAAGGAGAAGTCGTCAGTGCAAATGACGTTACTACTCTAACTATCTCCTCATTCTCCTGATAACTCATGTCAGCAACAAGACCCGCTACTAAAGCAGAACTGAAGGCATATGCTCTTCGTAGGTTAGGATATCCTGCCATTGACATTAATGTGTGTGATGAGCAGTTGGATGATCTAATAGAAGAAGCAATTGATTTTTGGCAGGAATATCATTACGATGGTTCTAATACAGAACTAATCAAGATTGAAGTTACTGAAGCAATCAAAACTGCTGCTGGAAGTGCTACATCTATTACGGGAACTGACTGGTCTATAAACAATTTGAAGGTGGATCTCCCACCAGGTGTCGTAGCGGTTAATCAGGTATATGCAAACTTGTCTAGCAGTAGCGTAGTTCCTGCAAACATGTTTAATATCAAGTATCAGATTTTCTTGAATGATATCTACTCATTCACAAATCACAATATCTTGCATTACTTCATGGTGTCGCAATATCTTGAAACCCTAGATTGGGTAACAAACTCTCGCGCTCACAGAAGAATACGTTATAATAAAGTTGAGAATGAATTGCATCTTGATTTCTCTTGGGATGAATTGCAAGTTGGTAATTACATCATGGTAGACTGTATCATGAGAACTGACCCAGAAATTCATACCAGCGCATACAATGACAATTGGTTAAAAGATTACTGCGAAGCATTGTTCATGCAGCAATGGGGACGTAATCTAAGTAAATATGATGGTATTCAAATGCTTGGCGGAGTTACTCTTAACGGTCGTCAAATCCTAGAAGATGCTTCTACTAGGAAAGTACAATTAGAAGAAGAAGTGCGTAAGACTTACGAACTTCCTCCAATGGATCTCATAGGATAATATGTCGTATTCTAATCCCACTCCATCAGATTGCGTACAGTCAGACTACAATTCTGCCTGTAGAATTAATGTTAATGGATCAGCGCAAGAACAAAAGTTTATTGAAAATTTAATCGTAGAAAGTATTGAAATCTACGGACAAAACATTTATTATCTCCCTAGAACCTATGTCAACAAAGACACTATCCTTAATGAAGTTGAGAGTAGCGAGTTTAATCAAGCACTTCAAGTTAGAGCCTACGTCAATAATGTTGAAGGATGGGAAGGACAAGGCGAATTACTTAGCAAATTCGGAATTCGTGTTGAAGACAAAACAACGTTTATCTTCTCCCGTGCAAAGTTTGAAGAAAAAGTGGACGACAATGCGACCTTAAATGTAGAGGGTCGTCCGAATGAAGGGGATTTAATTTGGTTCCCTATTACCAAGCATTTATTTGAAATTAAGTTCGTAGAAGTTGAACGTCCTTTCTACCAGTTAGGTAAAGGATACGTTTGGGAATGTCAGTGTGAACTCTTTGAGTACAGTGACGAGGAACTTAACACTGGTGTCGCTGACATTGATGCCATTGAAACTACATTCGCCAATGCTATCACTGTTAATTTTGCAGTGGGTGGTACTGGCGATTTCACTGTTGGAGAAGTTGTCGCAGGAGGCACGTCCAACGTAACCGCAGAAGTCAAATCATGGGATTCTGCCAACAGGCAGTTGCAAGTTTACAACCGTACAGGTATCTTTACAATCCCAGAAACCGTTACTGGACAGACATCTGGAGCAGCATGGACATCTGCATCTTATAATACCCTAAATAATGTGAACTCCGAAGTTGATCAAAACTACGATTTTGAGACGCAGGATGATGACATTCTTGATTTCACAGAAGGAAATCCTTTCGGAACGTTTGCATCTACTACTGATACTACAATCTGATGTTAGGAAAATATAGCTATCACGAAATCTTTCGTAAAACTGTAGTTGCCTTTGGTACTCTCTTTAATAATATTGAGATTAAAAAGGACGATGAGGTTATGAAAGTACCTCTTGCCTATGGTCCTAAACAGAAATTTCTAGCTCGTCTAGAACAAATGGCAGACCCTACTAACAAAAGGGTACAAATTACTCTGCCAAGAATCTCTTTTGAGATTAATTCAATTGAATACGATGGTACTAGAAAGGTAGCACCTACACAAAAAGTAACCGTAGTAAGTACAACCGACAAGAGTAAAACTTCTTTCATGCCCGTACCATATAATATCGGGTTTGAGTTAGCAATTATCTCTAAGAATCAGGAAGATGGTTTGGAAATTTTAGAGCAAATTCTCTGCAACTTCCAACCTTCATATAACCTTCCTATGAAGTTAGTGCCTGATTTGAACGAAACTAAGGATGTTCCTGTTATACTTAATAGTGTGAGCTATGAAGATGATTACGAAGGAAACTTCGCACAACGCAGAGCAATCATCTATACTTTAACATTCACAGCAAAGACCTATGTTTATGGACCAATCAGCGAGAGCTCTACTATCACCAAAGTCATTGCCGACGCTTATACTTCTACTAACGTTGCTACGGCACCGAGAGAAGTTAGATACACTGTTGTCCCCGACCCTATCACGGCAGATGCTGATGACGACTTTGGGTTTGGAGAAACCTTAGAATACTTTGATGACGGTAAACAACGTAATCCAGTTTCAGGAGTAGACGAATGAGTGGCGACGTAAACATTATGGAAGAAGACAATCTGTACTTCTACAGTGCATATATGACTGAGACTAAAAAAATTGCCTTAGAATTTAAGGGAGTTCAGTTAGAGTATCTTCTTAAAGAAAATAAAAGGAAGCGTAAATCATGAGCGCATTTGATGGATTGAATGAAGTCTTTGGTACTGAACCTTCTGAACTTCAGAAAGCGATTGAGACTAAAGATGAAATCAAAAAACCTAGTGTAAAAAAATCAGAGACACAAGATGTCAAGCAAGATTATGAGTATTCTCGTGCTCAGTTAAACAGTCTTGTAATGAAAGGACAAGAGGCAGTAGACGGTATATTGGATGTTGCACGAGCATCAGATCATCCTCGTGCATATGAAGTAGCAGGTCAGTTAATTAAACACGTTGCAGACGTTGCAGATAAGTTAATTGATCTACAGAAGAAGATGAAAGATCTTGATGCTGAGGAGAAAAAAGGTCCTAACAATGTTACAAATGCATTGTTTGTTGGCACAAGTTCAGAACTACAGAAATTACTTAAGCAACAAAAAGAGATAAATAATACTGACACGAATTAACACGACACGACATGTCAGTATTAAATGTACTTAGCACCAACGCTATCGCAGGATCTGCGACGGAGTATCAGGTTGTCCAGACTGGATACTATCGCGTCCTTGCAACTGCTGGTGACTCTACTGTATCCTTCAATGGAGGACCTGCAATCACTGTATTGCAAGATCAACCTCTCTTGCTTAAAGGGGCAAAACCTGGTCAAGCAAAAATTGCAAAGGCAGTCTCTGATTCCACAGGTGACTACCAATTAGGTTATAATGTAGGGCAAGTAGCAGATACCCATCCATTCTCAGTTGATGATTTCATTGCTGTAGAAGACAATGGTACATCTCCTGCTATTGACAGCAACTTCCTATCTGCAGGCACTGTAGGTAAAAAGGTAACTGCTGCAACAGGTACAACTATTTCCACTGATATTGATTCTAGTTCTGCATCAGCAGACTATACCTATGCATCAGGCAAACAAGCAATCGTAAAACGTTGCGTTAAAATTACAGCAGGAGGACAAGCTCTTGTCGTTGAAGAAATCCAAGTCGTCGGAGGATGACGGATGCCAGCAGTCAGCAAAAAACAACAACGATTCTTCGGGATTGTTAGAGCGGCTCAAAAAGGTTCTCTCAAAGGGGAAGCGACGCCATCGGTTCAAAGAGCTGCTGCCAGCATGAAAATGAAAGATGTAAAGAAATTTGCATCTACTAAACATAAAGGATTACCTGAAAAGAAAGTGACTAAAGAATCAACATTTGCAGGAAATTATAATGGTCCTCTCTACGCACGTTGGAGTGATGTAGAAAAAGGACGTAATAAACCCATTGGTAATGAAGAACAAGAAACTCAACTTGAAAACAAAAGCGGTGATAATTCTCTCCGTGACTGGTTTAGCAAGAGTCGTTCTAGTGATGGCTGGGTTCAGCTCGGTGGTAAATATGCAGGAAAACCCTGTGCCAAACAACCTGGACAAACAACAAAACCCAAGTGCGGTTCTTCAAAAATGAAGCGCGACCTCAATAAAGATGAAGAAGAAAGAGCGTTCCGCAGAAAGAATCGTAAAGACCCCAACCCTAATAGATCTGGAAAGGCTATTAACGTGAAAACAGAAGCAACTTATCCTCAAGACTTTAGAAATGCCGATGGTTCTAAGAGAGCTGTCGCCAAGAAAAAGACTGGTAAACCTAACGCCCAAGGAGATTATGGGAAGAAAGACCTGAACGAGGGAGAGAAGGATGCTTGTTACCATAAGGTAAAGTCTCGTTATAAGGTTTGGCCTAGTGCGTATGCCAGCGGAGCACTAGTCAAATGCCGAAAGAAAGGTGCTAAAAACTGGGGAAACAGCACTAAAAAAGAAGAATTTAATGGAAAACCATTCCAAACATTTCAGGAAGAAGCAAAGAAGTGTTGGAAAGGTTACGAGAAAAAAGGTACACAAAAACTTTTCGGTAAAACGTACAACCGCTGCGTCAAAAAGGAAGAGACTACAAATGAGTCAGCAGCATGGACAAAGAAATCAGGGAAAAATGAATCAGGAGGACTTAATGAGAAGGGACGAAAGTCTTACGAAAGAGAAAATCCTGGCAGCGACCTTAAAGCTCCAAGCAAGAAGGTTGGAAATCCCCGTCGGGCATCTTTCTGCGCTAGAATGAAGGGAATGAAAAAGAAGTTAACCTCTAAAAAAACTGCTTCAGATCCTGATTCCAGAATAAACAAGTCACTCAGAGCGTGGAATTGCTAGAACCGATACAATCTTAATAGATTGTAACTTGCAATATTGTTAAATACTTTGTATAATGTTGAACGTACCCTCGTGGGATCCTTTTACCTATGGAACAATTTTCAGATTTCAAACTGGAACGAAAAGAATGCACTCATTGTGGTGCTACATGGATAAACGGGCAACATATTTGGAGAGGAACAGGTGCATCCGCCGAGTCCAGTGAGTTAGATCTTGCTGGACTTGTTTGTAATAAGTATGGTAATGCTGAATGCATTAATCCTATGAAAGGCATGGAAGGTGGACAAACTTGGGAGTATCGTGCAGGATTTATTGATGGCATGATAAAAGCCTCTACCGATTTAACAAAAGGAGAAGAATGACCCTATCCCAAAACAAAAATGATCTGTTTTCATTGAAGACTTATTACACTGCTAAGGAAGTGGATGAGTTGATAGATAATGCAGTTCAATATGCTTTGGCAGAAGCAAAGAAAATTGATGATGCTTCCATGGCGAAGCACAATAGAGATGCTACTGTGATCAGTATGATCCTAGGGTTTACAACTCTCGCATTATTTGTGGATGGATTACTAAGAATGTTAGGAATTATTCCACCATTCATGTCTCTTGACGTGAACTTACTAGATCAAATAGTACAAGAAGTATTAAATAAACTACCAAAATGATTGATTGGGATCACAGTTACTGGAGATTTGCTGAACGATGGAATGGTCGTTTGGCAATGGTTGGTGTTGTGATTCTGGTAATCAAATCGCTATGGTAGTATGGGGTGTTATATGGATGATAATCATCCTTCTCATAATGGTAACTTGGTATATCGTCTATATAATGAAGATGGCCTTCAAGGAATTAAACGATGGGAGCAATGACACCCCCAAGTCGGAAGAGTTGTTACAACTTCCGAGTAATAGAGATCAACAGAGTAGTTGATGGTGACACTATTGATGTTACTATTGATCTAGGATTTGACCTATACAAAAAAGAAAGAGTTCGTATCGCTGGAGTTGATACTCCTGAAAAGAGAACTCGTGATTTAGAGGAAAAAGCACTTGGAATTGATGCGACAAATTGGCTCAAAGATAAACTTGAAGGAGCTATTGATGGTGATGACGATCTCGTTATCCGTACTGAGTTGGATGGCGGTGTCGGGAAGTACGGGAGGTTATTGGGATGGTGTTACATCGGAGACTCCGAGTTGTCCCTCAATGAACAAATGATT